TTATTTATATAATATGCATGATTGTAGAGAATATATAAAACAAAATTTTAGTATTGAAGTATTAAATGCATATGATAAACTAGAACCATTAAACTATCATACAGAATTATGGAAATATTGTATATTATATAATAATGGCGGAGTATATATAGATATAAATTATACTATAAATGTATTATTAACTGATTATATACAAACACATCCAATTGCATTTGAAAATTCAAATGAAAATTTATTTATTATTACTCCACCAAAATTAAAAATATTTAAATTAGCAATTGATAACATTGTAAATAATATAGATGATATAAATACAATGTATGATCTAGATAAATTGTCATTAATTAATATTATAAATAATGAAAACATGAGTGATATAATTACAATGTATATAGATATGAGAAAAAGAATAAAAGATATAGAAACAAATACAATTTTATGTTCATTATAAATAAAATAATAATTAAATATATTAATGATTTTAAATATTTAATTATATTAATATTTATGTTCTTTTTATTTTTTACAAATTCAGAATTATTTACATCAAATAATAAAAAAAATAATAAGGTAAAATTACAAAAATAATTTAATTATTATGTTATGAATTATATAAATTATTTATGTATTATTATAATAAATTCTGTTATTATATATCTTTTTCTATTACAATATTTTGATTATCCTGAATCATTTAAACTTAATCCTATTTACTTACCAACAACTGAATATAATATAAAATCAAGATGTCCAAAAATAGTACATCAAATTGTTCCTGATATTAATAATGTACCATCTGGTTTATATCATACAATATTACATAATATACGATTAAATCCTGAATTTGAATATAGAATATATGATTATAATTCAATAATTGAATTATTAAAAAAAGACTTTGGTGAGTTAATTTTAAATGCATATAATGCAAGTGATTTATATCAAATTAAAACAGATTACATTAAATTAGCATTTATAGAAAAATATGGTGGATTTTTTATTGATATTAAAAATATATTATGTTGTAAATTATCTGAATTATTAAAAATTAATAGTGTATATTATATTCATAATTTATCAAATAATACAATGGATTTAAGTTTACTTGCATCACATCCAAATAATCCGGCAATTAAAAATGCATTAAATCAAGCAACAAATAATTTAATAAATCATGAATATACAAAAGATCATTTAAGTATTACAAGTGGTGGAATATTAAATGATGAATTATTTTATTTAGGATATTTAACAGAATTTGCATTATTAACAATGGATGAAAATAAAAATATTTCATTTCGAAAAAAAGCAAATAAAAAATTAGTATTAAAATTATATAAATCATTTGATAAAGAAAATATAACACATTATATATTACCTGATATTAAATTAGATTGGAAGGAAAGATTAATTTATCCAAATAAAAATTGAATATATAATAAATAATATATAATACTATAATTGTATAATATTATTATGGCTACAAATGCTAAACGAATTATGAAAGATATTGAAAGTGTAACTTTTGATATGGATCATTGGAATAATACACAATATTATTATTATAATGCAGATGAAAAAAACATGAACAAAGGTATTATAATGATTATGGGTGTTGAAAACTCACCATATTTTGGTGGATTTTATTTTTTTGAAAATACATTTCCTCATGATTATCCATTTTCTCCACCAGTTTGGAAATTTTTATCAAATGATGACAAAACAAGATTCAATCCAAATCTTTATCGATCAGTACATGGTGGTAAAGTATGTTTATCTATATTAAATACATGGGGAGAATCTACATGGTCACAAATACGAAGATTATCATCTGTAATTGAGGAAGTTCGCGCGCATCTTTTTCACGACAAACCACTTATCAATGAACCAGGTTATTCAGATAAAGATCCAATGAATGAGATGTATTATAGAATAATTCAATATGAAAATTTAAATTTTAATGTATATAGTAATGTTGTAAATACACCGGATTATGCAAAACCATTTCTAAATATTATGAAAGAGAATGTTATAAAAAATAAAAACTTTTTTGAAAAATATATAAATGATACAATACATATGAATAATAAAACAGATTCAATTCGATATGATTCACAATCTGTAACATATAATTATAATAAATTACAATCAAAATATGAAGAAATACTTACAATATGTAAAACATAATTATAATATATAAATATATTATATGCCAGAAACATTTAGGTTTGAAGAAAATACTTTAACAGGTGGTAAATATACAAGTTCTGATGATGATGATTATATGTCAGAATTAAGTGGCGGCTTTGGTGGTCCTATGGATGATTTGTTTATGTTAGGATCCTGTGTATTTTATTGTACTTCAATGATTATTTGCTGTATAATGATTATTATAATTAATAGAAAATCATATTGTAAATAAATAATATAAAATTATTTTATAATTTAAAATAATTTTATATTAGTTTATATTATATATAAACTATGCCAACACCTCCTCTGATGATTGGTGCATTTGTTGTATTTGTTCTATATACTGCCGTTATGGGTGCATTGTTAGGTGTCATAACTGATCGTACAAGCTGTTAAATATTATTTTTCTGTTTTCATAACAAATAAAAAAATAATTAAAAATATTGCAACACCACCAAATGTAATATACATAAAATTCCATAAACTAATATGTATCTTTGTTTGCCCAAAATTTACTAACTTTTTTAAATATGGTACTTTATCCTGTATATCATCTTTTTCTATTATTATTCCATCATCATCTAAACATTTAAAATATAAATCATTAGGATATGGATCAATATCAATACATGGAAATACTGTTTTTAAATTAATTTTTGATATTCCATATTTACTCAATGTAAATCCCTGTCTTGTTAATTCTTTTTCTATTTTTGTATAATTATTATCTAATATACCATTTTCATATGCAAATGTCGTATATAAATAAATTAATTGTGCTATAAATTTAGGTGTATATGATTTGTCAAAATATATATAACTATTATCCGCATCAGTATATATATAATTTTTAAGATTAATATCTTTATTACTTACTCTATAGAATTCAGTTGCTGTAATTACTTTTGAACTCATTGTAACTGGATTAATAACAGTAATTTGCCAATATCCATTATCTAATTTATTTGCTTCTATTACTTTATTTGCCATATAATATTTTAGAAATTAATAAATTATTTTAATAAATAATTTATTAGAATCGACTACTATGTGATCTGTGTTTATGTGGTTCTTCAAACATTGAATATATAAGTATAATTGATACGAATATTAATAATACATTCATAATACCAAATGCACGCATATAATAAATATTATATTCATTTATATCTATATTATTACATATACATACAGACTCTTTCGTCTTTGCATTACTATTTTCACTATTCATTTTATTTAATAAACTTTTTGCAAGACAATCATATTTTGTATATGCTGTTGTTTTTATCATTTGTGGATTTCGAATATGTATATATTCTTCAAATGCAAGTGTTATACAAAAATTAGATGGTACTGCCAAATTATATAATTGACTTTTTTTAGCAGGATCATTCGCTATCTCATATAATTGACTGTTTGTTAAATTATTTAATTTTGCATAATTACTATATTTATATAAATTTTTTACATTTTCTTCATGATTATCATTTGGTAAAAATATATATTTATTATCAGGTGATATATAAAAATATCCAATCATACCTTCATTCGTTAAATCTGTTTCATTATATATTCTATAATACCCATCGGCTAATGAATTATCACTAAATGCTAAATCATATAATCCTGTTTCTGTATTATACTCATATGATATAAGATACATACTATTTGTTATCTTCATATTATCTGCTTCTTCCATAAAATTATATTTTAAAAAATTAAATTATTTTATTCAAATATATTTGTTCTATAGTATTTTTCATAATAAATCGTAATACTTGAACATTCTTTTTTTGTCCTAATCGAACTGCACGTCCAATAGCTTGTTTTTCTATTTTATTTTTTTCTGTAAGATTCACAATTAAATGCGTATCTAATAATATTATATGACTAGCATCAGTCAAATTTGTTCCAGAATTTGCTCTATCTGCTGATAATAATATTACTTTTTCTTCACCTTTTTTAAACTTTTTTAATTGTTTACTTACAACATATGCATTCCCTTTTAAATTTACATACTTTATTTTATTTTCATTAAATACTTCTGCAATTAATTCTAATGTTTGTTTTTCATTTGCAAATATAATTATTTTTCCATCACATTCATTGACATATTTAATGATTGCATTAATTTTTGTACCACCTTTGTGAATATTAATATCTTCTTGTTCTTTTGTTTCCAACTTTTTTTTAACATCATCTCCTGATATTAAATTTAAATTTTTATCAACTATACTATTTATATCATTTCTATTAAGAGCCGTTCTACACATTGGACATTTAATATTTTGTACATTTTTAAACATTTCATTCACACAATTACCACAATACATATGATTACACACTGTTAACATAACTGATTCAAAATTATTATAACAAATCATACATGGTTCTTCTAATTTTTCTCCTATCATATTATCAAAATTATCTATCATATTCTCTTTTGTTTCAATTAATTTTAATTCATCATGTAAAATTTTAATATGTTTTTCATTTTGATCTAATTTTCTTGAAATCCGATCAATAGTATCTGTTATTATATGTAAATCTTGAGTTTGTAATACATCTGCATTATATTCACCAGTTATAATACTATAATTTATTTTAATATGTTCTGGTATTGATTTTCTATCACTGTAAAACCAATTTATTAACTCTTTAATATAATTTATTGTCTTTGTTTGATTCTCTATTTTAATTAAATGATCTTGTTTTGTCTTATTATGTTGCAATAACATATTATTTTTTAGTTCACTAACTGTAGTAAATCCACTAAATGATGAATCTTGACTCGATATTTTATAATTTGTACATAATGCAATCATTCTTTTTGTATCACCCGTTGCATTATTATATAATAATTTTTCTATATTTGACATTTCTAATTCTATTATTTTTTCTTCATAATCCGGTATATATACTTCTGTTTTTACTTTAGTTTGTTCACTATATCTATAATAATTATTTACAAATTTCCATAAATCTTTTACATCTGTCGATATTCTATATCTACTTAACATTACTATTGCATTATTCTCCCAATATATATTGTTAGTTAAAAATGATATAATATTTTCACAATTTAAACTTAAACTAGGTGTAGCCGATATACCCCATTTATACATACCTTTAATTTTATATATCATTTGTTTATTTCGTAATGAATTTGCATTTACTGTAAATATTTCATGTACTTCATCTACAATAACTCGTTTCCATAATATATCACATAAATCAAATGTATGTGCTAATCGTTTTTCATTCTGTAAAAATGTAATTGTAATAATTATTAAGGTATATTTCTCAATATCTTCGATTTTTAATTTATTATAATCTCGAACAGTATTAATAACATATATTTTTGCAGATGGTAAATATGATACAATTTCACTACTCCATTGTTCTAATAATCGAACAGGTACAATTAATAAATTACAATTTGTTTTTAATTTATAATCAAACTGTAACATAGCATATTCATTATTAAGTACTTCTAAAATATGTGTTTTATTTATTAATATTTCTTCATCTTTCGGATCTTCTAATTGCGTCATATTATTTATCTTTTGAATGTAATTTAATAACATATTTGATCTATCTATACATAATTGATTCATTTTTGTATTATCATCTGTGATATGAACTGTCAATGTTAATGTTTTACCTAATCCTGTATTATCACATAATAATCCTCCCTGTGCATGAAAAAAATATTTTAATGATTTCATATTTTCTGGCTGTACAATCGTTTTACCATACAAATATAATATATTATTATTCAATATAAAATAACTATCCATTCTGATTTTATCATCATAACCATATATTAAATTAATACTTTCTTGAGTATTTGAAGTTTGTTCTAATTTTTTACACCAATTGATATTCTCTAATTGATAATTATATGGTTTTACTATATAATCATTTGTTAATTTATAAATTCCATGATTTGTATTTTTAATATTTTCTATTTTTAATTCTAATAATGATTTATTATTCATAAAAATATATATTAATATATCTCGAATTTCTGTAAAATTATGATTTAATGTTACATCCATTATACCATCATATATTTCATCAAATACATTCTTATTAATATATAAATTCATTGATATTACATATCTATTTAGTATATATTGTGATTTTGTGATTGTTACATATTTCATAATATATTTAGTATCTTTCGATAAATAATCTAATCGAAATGAAGTATACATTGTATATATACCCTGATGTACTAAAGATACTTTTACTTTTATCAACGTTTCTGTATCAGTTGAATCTACTAATTCATATAAATTTAAAAAATTTGCTGTATCTATTTTAAATGTAAATGGATTTTTATTTTTTACTAATTTATCATTTAGTGATGTATTTGTATTATCTAATGCAAATGATAATTCATATATTCCTAATGAAATAATATCATTATCTATATTCATGTTTATTATATTCGCGTCATTATTTACCTGACTTATTGTATTAGGCTTGTTTAGCAAAAACATTTTCTTATATAATTATATACTTATATATATGTATAAATTGTTCTTTATATTAATTGTATTCGTTATTTTAGATATCATATATTTGAATATTTCAAAAGATTACTATGAAAAAGAAATGAATATTAAATATTCGAATGTTCAAGTAATTCCTGCAATTGTTGCATGGGGTTGTATTACTCTTTCTTATTATTATATAGTTCAAGAACCATTTGAAAATAAATATTTAAGAGGATTAGTATTAGCAGTTGGTATGTATGGAGTATATAATTCAACAAATCTTGCAATTTTACCAAAATATTCTCAAGAATTAGCAATACGTGATACATTATGGGGAGCTACATTAATTACTGTAGTAACAATAATTATTAAATCACAATATGAAAATAATTAATTTCTTAATATATGGAGAAAAAAATATTATTTAGTATTATTATTATTATATTAATATTAGTTATATTTAATAATGTTGAATATTATACAGATAAATATAATCCAATTCAATATAATGAACCCGCTATAAAAGATATGGGTATTATATTAGTATATTATAATTCAGCAAAATCTGTACGTATTTATCAAAATATATTAACAATTATTCATTCTTTACGTATGGCAAATATCCCATATTTTATAGCAGAAATGGCATTTAATAAGGATCCGTTTATATTTAATAAAGAAGATAATATATTTCAATATAGATCATCAAGTTATATGTTTTATAAAGAAAATTTAATTAAAACAATCGTACCATTATTACCTGATAATATTACAAAAATATGTTCAATGGATGCTGATATTATGTTTGATAATCCTAAATGGTATGAGTTAATTTCAAATTGTCTTAATATATATAATATATGCCATCCATTTACAACGATATATCGTCTTTCTATTAACTATAGACCAATCTTAGTAAAAAAATCATGTATATATGCAAATTCAAACAAATATACAAAATGTAGTCCAGGATTTATATGGGCATTTAAAAGAGATTGGTTTATTAAAAATGGATTTTTTGAATATGCTATTATTGGTGGAGGAGATACTTTATTTCATAGTTATTTATTATATAATAAAAAACATAAAAATTCATATACTAATCAAATATTTATAGATAAATATGAAGAATATGTAAATAACGTAAGCCATATTTCTAATATTGGTTCTGTTGATTTAAATATATATCATTTATATCATGGAAAAAATACAAATAGACAATATGTTGATCGACATATTTTATTAGATAATAAAATAGCAGAATTACAAATTAGTAAATTTTCTGATTTACTTGATCATCGTGATGATAATATATTAGAATGGAATCCTAAATATAGAGATGAAATGAATAAACTTATGGAAACTTATTTTTTAAATAGAGATGATGATTCTACATAATAAATATAAATCATGAAAATAAATTATTTATAATTATTATGATTAAAAATAATAATTATAAATTATATAATATTAAAAAAAAAATATATACATTAAATGATAGTAGATATTCTTTAGTAAAATATACTGAACCACAGATAAAAGATATGGCTATAATATTAATATATTTTAATCCAAATAAATCAAATCGTATTATTCAAAATATACTTTTTGTCAAAAACTCATTAGAGTCTAGTAATATTCCATTTTATATTGCTGAATTATCTTTCGATAATGAACCATTTTTATTTAAAAAAGATTTTAATATATACCAATATCAATCATCAAGTTATATGTTTTATAAAGAAAATTTAATTTATACAGTATTACAATTTATACCAGATACTTTTACAAAAATATGTACATTAGACGGAGATATTATGTTTGATAATCCATTGTGGTATGAAACTGTATCAAATGTATTAAATACATACAATGTATGTCAACCATTTAATTTAGCTTATCGTTTAAAAATAGATTTTACTATTGAAAATTCTAGTTATTCGTGTCTTGATAAAATAAATAATTCACCGGGTTTTGCATGGGCATTTAAAAAAGATTGGTTCATTAAAAATGGATTTTTTGAATATGCTGTTATTGGTGGTGGAGATGGATTATTTTATAATTATTTATCAACACATTCAAATATATGTTATAGTTATACTTCAAAGATATTTCAAAATGAATATAATAAAAATATTCAAAATAAAGAAAAATTACCACCTGCTTGTTCAGTTAATTTAACAATATATCATTTATTTCATGGTAAAATTATCAATAGACAATATGAACAAAGACATTATTTATTTAATTCAAAAATAAATCAATTGAATATTAATAATATATCTGAATTATTTATTCGTCGTGATGATAATATATTAGAATGGAATCCTAAATATAAAAATGAAATGAATGCATTTATAAAAACATATTTTATGAATAGACAAGATGATTCAGTATAAAAATTGAAATAAATAATTTATAATATACGCTATATAAATTATAAATTATTCACTATGCCAAAATATAAACTAAACTCAGTTATTGATACCGCAATATTATATGAAATTCGTGAAGAGGATAAAAATAAACCATGCATTTACTTACTTGCTATTTATTATAATAATCAATGGATATTGAAATACGGCTGGTGTTTTCATTTTCAAAAACATATTAAATTATTAAACAAACAATTAGACTTGAATTGTGAAGAACTTTTTACAAAAAAATATTATATTCCTAAAATTATTCCTCTTATTATTTTGTGGACAAATTCAATCGATACTATTATCGATTTTGAATATAAATTTCCAACAATAATGAGAAATAATAATTTACAATTATTTGTTAAAAAATCAAATAGTACTAATTATATTAAAAATAGTCTTAAATTTGATTATAATGTATATGACAAATTTTTACAATACGCAACCGATCATGACATTGATAATACATGGGAATCTGATATCTATGTATTAGATGATTCAAATCAATTAAAATATAATGATTTTGTTATTAATAATATAGATTAATTATTTTATTTATTATATATAAAATAATTCATTCTTCAAACCAACATTGATCCATATTAATACTAGCTTTTTCTTTTTTAATAATCTTATCTTTTAATTTAATACCAGTACTTGGTTTCTTTGTTCGATACTCATATAATTCATCCCATCGATTATTATCAGTTAAATAATAATTCTTACTAGCATCTTTTAATATTGTTAATCCATATTGAGTTTCTATAATTTTACTCAAAAATTTTAATTTATCTTTTAATTCCATTTCATTAAATTTTTTCTTTGGAAATCCCAAATTAAATTTATGAACAAAATATTCTATATTGGTTTCAATATCTTTAATAAAATCACTATCTATTATATCTTCAATAATATTACTAGATATTCTAATATCCAAATCAATCAAACTAAAACCTAATGTTGTTAATATCTTATTTGCCCACATATGTTTTGGATATGAATTCTTAATTGTTAAATCAGCATATGCATTCCCAATATACGAATTATTTACTCGATCTTGTCGTATATTTTCTAATTTTGAATCTATTCCTTCTTTTTCATCAGGTAAGATAACACTTAAATTATGATACTGTTTCATTACATTGACATCTTTATATGTTACTAATATTTCTTTATTTATATCATCTAATACATAACACTTTTTAAAATTTCTTTTTTGTAATTTATATATTTCATCTTGTGTTATATCTTCTTTTCGTTTATTCATAATTTCTTTGTATTCTTCATCTGTAATCTCAGGTGAATTAAAAATACCTTCTATTTCTTTATTTGTTTCTTCTTCTTTTCGTAATTCTCGAATTTCTTTAATTTCATTCTTAATCATTTCTCCATCTTCCCATTCATGCTTTTTTAATTGATATCCCTTCAATTTAAAATATCCAAATAATTGATTTCCAAAATTTAATCTATCTGATATTAATTCATGTGCATTTTTTAAATATACTTTATATATTGGTTCATTTTTGTATGGATATGTAAATTTCTTTTCTTCAATAAATTCTGTCTCTTGATTAATTATATTAGTTTCTTCTTCATCTAATATAACTATATTACCACCACTACCTTGAAATAAATTCCGAATTGTATTATCTAATTCATTATCTTTTGTAATAACAGATATCTTATCTTTTTTTGTATTTGCTTTGTATTTCTTAGTAATTAAATTATTATGCAAATTAAAATGTGTTAAATAATAATCATAACAAACAATGGTTTCTATTTTATTTAATTCTAATTCATGTCTATCTTTTTCATATTCTACAAATCGATCTAATGTTATGTATATTACTTTCTCTTTTGGTTTACGTACTCTATGTAACATCTGACAAAATTCTTGTGATCCCAATGAATTTTCACATCCATATGCAAATATATTATCAAAATATTCATCATCAAATGATATTCCCATACAAACTGATGGTGTATAAATAACTATATCATAATTACTCCATCTATCATTCACATTAATTACTTGATCTAACTTTTCATTATCAGCTGTTTCTCTATGAATTAATAATACTTTTAATTCTGGATAATGATTGTGTATTAATAATTTTAAATCTTTTGCTTGATTATTTGAAGCAGTTGGTATCACAATTTTCTTTTTCTTATCCAATGTATCCATTAATAATTTTAACCATGTTGAATATGTCATATATTCAATTGTATAATCACTATATGCTTGAAATTTATTTACTATTAATTTAATATCTTTTGAATCTAATTCCATAATATTTTGAAAATAATCAAAACTTCTGTTCGATAAATCTGCATCCATTATAATTACTTTTTCTGCTTCTGCAATACGTGTCTCAAAATTACTTACCACTAATGATGACTTAATATTTTTTGTAAAATGCGAAGATGTTAAATATCGCATCAGACTCTCTGCTTCATCGACAATAATGTACTTAAATTTGTCATTGGTTAATCGTAGAATAGAATCTATTTGACAAATCATTTTGTCATGATTTATCTGGGATTCTTTCATTTCTGAATATAATTTAAATCCAAATTTTTGAATATCACCCAATAATTTAATACCAAATGTTCTACGACTACTAATAAACAATACACTATCATTTTTTTCTAATATTTTATTATCAAATAAATATTTAAATAATGCAGTTGTTTTACCGGTACCTTTTTCACTTTGAATACCAATTAATTTATTTGTCCATGCGTTATGAATCTCATCTATTGAAAAATATCGTTGATTTATAACTTTATGTTCATGACTTAATTCTAATTTTCTTTCTGGATATTCATCTATCATATTATCTAATGTTTTTGTCGTTGCAAATGATATTTTTTCTTCCTTACACCATAAAAACAATGTACCTACCGTTATTTTGTTCTTACGATTGTCTTTGAATGTTTTCCAATGTTTTAATAATTCAGGTTTTCCTGGATACTTTGTTACTGATTTTTGACTAAATTTATTAAAAACCTCAAATAATTGTTCTTGATCACCTGGTGAATTACGCAAAATCATACCTATTTTTGACCAATACATATATTCATCATAATATTTATTAGGTAATTGCATTATAATCTTTTCTAAATGTGGAATATCAACTGGTTTTAAATTTGAATCTACATTGTTTTCAAAGTTTGTATCAATATATGTATCATTTTTATACACAATATCATAAGTTTCGGTATTTACAATTAATGTATTAACCCAAAATTCTTTTAATGAATCATAGTTATCTTCGTTATCTGTTTTTTTCTTACCGATTTCTAAAACTTTTGGTACTAAGACTTGATTTTTATTTATTTTTGTAGAAAAACATGTTCGGAAACATGTTTTTCGATAAATACTTTTATCACAACCTTCCAAATTAATTCCTTCTAAACTCTCAAAAAACTTACACGCTGCAATATAATTTTCCATTACCAATCCTCTAAAGATAATATGAAAAGAATATTTTTGAACTTGATTCTTATCCTGATTTTGATTCTCTAGTACTACAATATTTTCAATATTTATTTGATAATCAATACAATTTACTGCCATAATAATTCCTGTAATAATTTGCTGTACATGTATTACTAAATCATTATAGCATATTTGATCAGATGGATAATCAATATCTAACGCAAAATGAATTGGTTTATCTTCCCATGATTCATATATACTATTCTTTCCTGATTTTAATAAATTCCATATTTCATCAAAACTACCAACCATAAATTGTTTCGTACCTTTTTTACCATTTTCTCTATCTAATTGAAATAAATATTGTTTAAATGTATCATCATTTTTCTTCCAATGATCGATTGCATCTAATTTTTTATTGAAATATGCTAGTTTAGCACTCATTTGTGTAAGTTATTCACTTTATTATTTTTAACGTTAATCTTTTAAATATATGATTTTTACATAATTTTATATCAATTTTTATAAATAATATAAAATTGTTATTGATTATAATATAAAAATTGAAAAAATAAATATTTAAAATACTTCTTAATAATAATTAATTATATCCAATATGAGTAGTATGTCTAGTCTCAATGATATCGATGAAAATATGCGTGGAATTATTACATCTATTGAAAAATTTGTTGGTAAAAATAATGTTAGTCTTAATCCATCGGCATTATCATGGTCACCACCATTACAAAATCCTGAAGATGAATATATACCTGAACCAATGACCAATGTAACAAACTTGCAAACAGTTCTACCATCAGGTGCAACTATTCAAAAAAGGAAAAACAAAAAATAAAATTATAAATTGATCTATTTTGATTTTTATAGTGTAAAATATTTTAATTTTTATTTATATAAATTTGAAAATATTAATTAAAGATATGATTACTTTATATATATTAGAATTAAATGCAAGAACATAACAATTTACCCTGGGTCGAAAAATATCGACCTCAAAATATTAATGATGTTTTACACCCACCTATTGTTAATTTTATTAAAGATTTGATGACCAATGATTTTTTTCCTCATATGGTCTTTTATGGTGTTGCAGGTACAGGTAAAACTTCTACTATTTTTGCAATTACAAATGAATACTTTAAAGGTGAAGCCAGTAAATACGTACTTGAATTAAATGCATCAGATGATCGTGGTATTTCAGTAGTACGATCACAAATTAAAGAATTTTGTCAATTACAAATTATTAAAAAACCAGAAATTAACATAAAATATAAATTAGTTATCTTAGATGAAGCTGATGCACTAACTGATGATGCTCAAGGTGCATTAAGAAGAATTATAGAAACATATACATTTAATACTCGGTTTTGTTTGATTTGTAATTATTTATCAAAATTAATAGATGCAATATTATCACGAAGTGTCGTAATTATATTTCCAAAAATAAATGATAAAACAATGAAACTTGCATTAACAAATATTGCAAAAAAAGAAAATGTAAAAATATCCAAAGATCAATTAACAAATATTATATTCTGCAGTGACGGTGATTTACGTAAAGGTATTAATTTGTTACAAAATATACATTTATCTGATAATTATTCATCATTAGGATTACAATTATCTAGTATAAAAGAATTAATAAAATATATACAAACTCATACTTTAATACAATCACATGCTGAAATATTACGTATTCGACAAATAGAAAATTTTTCTATTTCTGATTTTTTAGATAAAATATCAAAATATATTTTAGATAATTATATT